GCACCAACATTTCCACGGAGTCTTTGACTCACACAGATATTTAGGTAGTCAACATAGATGATGTCTGGGATGAAGTTCTGTTTGACTTTCAGTTCTTCAAGTAGTGTACGGAAGTGTCCAACGTGAGCAGAGGCAGTCGGATACTCTTTGATAATCAAACGTCCATCGATCTTGTTCTTGATCTTTTCGACCCGATCATCAAACATTTTCTTAGACAGATCACGCAAGTCTGTGATTGGCACATTCATCATGTTGGCATCGATACGTTCTGCGATGCGTTCCTCTGCCATTTCCAGTGTGATATACAAAACATTCTTACTCTGTTCGATACAGGCTGCGGCACAGTGACACATGAACAGAGACTTACCAACACCAGTACCAGCAAGTGCCACATTGAGAGTCTTGTTACTCAGTCCACCCTCGGTGATCCTGTTGAAGTAGTCAAGATCAAATGGCAATTTCTCTTCTTCTCGGTGGTAAAAATCATATCGCATGTCAGCATCAGCAACATAATCATGACCAACGTGGTTATCAAATCCTACGCTGAGTGCATCTGACAATATACTAGGCAAAGAATCTACGGTGTGTAGTTTGTCTTGACCATCGATGATTTGAATAGACTGCATGATGGCATTGTAAACTGCCTTATCCTTGCAAAACTTTTCTGACTGATCAACTAACCAATTCAGATCAGAAGAGACATTAGACAATCCATTGATAAGTTCTTCCGACTTGGCATACAAGTCTTCAGTAATTTTTCTATTGTTTTGTAAAGAGATTAGTAGAGCATTTTTTGATGGACATGCATTGTACTTTTGAAAATGTTCGGCAATTGATGCAAACACTGTTCTATGTTCTACATCAAGAAAGTAATCCTCTCTTAGAAATGCAATAACCTTTCGTGCATATTCCTCATCAAATATCAGATTCGATAATATTTCTGTCTCTAATCTCATCAATAAATTCTCTCTTTACATCTTCCACACATGGTTCACATAAGTAAACCTTATCATCTGCACTATTAAAACATATTGCAGGATCATTGTCAAGGTCTATCGCAGTTTCACAACGATCACAATTCACTGTAGGCATCTTCAATATCCTCCTCGGTTACCTCTGCTTGCATGATAGAATCAGAAGAGATTAGGTATCTCTGAGAAATCCATTCGACAAACGTATCGTCTTTCAAAATTGGTAACCAGAATTCTTTCTGATATGTTTCTTTGGTGCGATACTTCTTACTGTCATCGCCATTTGCCGCAACTTGATACCATCCGTTACTGGGTTTCACAACATGACCAGATTCAAGTGCCATGTCCAGTAGACCAGACCACTTGCTGATACCACCTTCAAAAGAAACTTCGATTGGAATCTTAGACTTCTCTCTGACATAACGAGACTTCTCAACATTAATAATAAAGTTGTATCCCGTCAAATCTGTGCCCGTCTTTTCTTGTTGACGGCCAATAATATAGATGTTGTCGGCAGAGTAGTAGATACCTGTACCACCAGAGACGATATCTTTTGGGAACATACCAATCTCTTTGTAAGTATGATTGACAACTACAGCAGGGATATCTTTCAGTGTCAAGTGAGGAGTGATCATACGGAACAGAGACTTCATCTGTTTAGCACGAGTCATATCAGCCACTGACTTGCCATCAAGTGCATCTTCCACTTCCTTTTTAGATGCCAAGTTACCAACAGAGTCAACGATAATCATCACACGGTCACCCCGTTCGATGTTATTCAACTGAGACATGGAGTCATGTTTCAACTGTTCGATGTCTGTGATTGGAGTATGTACAACTCGGTCAGTATCAATACCAAAAGATTGGAAGTAACCCTGAGGCGCACCAAACTCTGAATCATAGAACAGAATCACCGCATCATCATACTTGTCTAGATAAGACTTGGCAAGAAGCATAGCAAAGGCAGTCTTGAAGTGTTTGGAAGGCCCAGCGAACACCGTCAATCCTGGCGTAAGTCCACCATCAAGTTTACCAGAGAGTGCCACATTCAAAGCAGGCACAGATGTCTGGATCAAATCTTTCGTGTTGAAAAACTTGGAGTCAGTCAATACAGATGACTCTTTAATTGTGGAATTCTTTTTTAACTTATCAATCAAACTCATAAAAATAATCCTTCTAATGTAGCAACTGGTTTTGTATTCCAGTTCAAACTTTCAACAATTGTATTTAGTGGGTCAAGAAATGCTTTCTGAAACTGGGTATCATAATCGATGTATCGATGGAGATCGAACTCCTTCGGCATCAGACCATTGAAACCGACACAATTTTCTCGGACATGATTTGGTTCCTTGAGATACAGATACTTAATCTTGTCACCATCTTGAATCAACTGATACTTCTTTTCAATCTTCTGGGTGCGAACAAGGTGATTATACACCAAAGCACCACGAACATGCATCGGAGTTCCTTTAGTGTAAACTGTTTCACGGGAAACATACTTATCAATGTTATTGCATCCACGAGGAAAGGCAATGTCTTCGGGAGGCATACTCTTAAACTTCTGCCATGTCTCTTCAACGTAGTCCTGCAACTCTTTTTCATCAGCACTGAGACACAGACTGACTGCCTCCTTCAACCAACTACGGACTGGTGCGGGAGTAGATGATCGAACAATCTCCAACCCCATCACTTTTAGTTTGGGTTCCTTGTATCGGACACCTTCGTTGTCCCACACATTCATTGCATATCTTTTCTTCGCAACCCAAATGCCAGTGTCAGCAATACCTTCACGTTTGAACACAATCTTCTTGTCAAATACATTCATGTAATCACCAAGTTCCTGCATCCGGCCATTGATAACTGGTTCAAGTTTCTGGTCAACAAACTTGTCGAGGATGTCAATAATCTCATCGAATGGTTTGTCCTTCAGATGTTTCTCCACCATCGTATCCAGTGTCAAATAACAAGAGTCGGTGTCGGTGTAGAAAGAGTACACTTCATTATCTGTGCCAAGAAACTTGTTCATGAATTCATCAATTACCTTGGCAGTGTCACGGATAATCAACTGACCCGTCAAAGTAATTGACTCTGCGATTCGCTCATCAAAGTATCGGAACCACTTGTTACCAATCGCACCAAAGAGAGAGTTCAACTGAATTTTTCTTGCCATCTGAAAGTTGTGATACTTGGCAATGTCATTCTTGAGTTTAGGATTCTTTGTATCCTCATACTCTTGTTCTGCCTGTTTCATCAGTTTCTTATACCGTTGTCGGTCATCAAAAAACTTCTGAGTAATCTCTGCCATGAAACCCTGTTTGTCTTTTCGATAGAGATATCCATTAGCAGCCATGGACAACCCGCTATCTGCCAGTTTCAACTGATGTTTCCGTTCCAAGATACTGTCCACGGTACAGTCAATTGGTTTGTGGTTTTCTGCAAGCATCTCGGGAGATAGATTGTGTTGCATGATGATAGAAGGATACAGACTTGTAGCATCAACAGACACAACCCACTTGTATTTTCCTGTCTTGGGTTCTTGCACATAACCGCCTGGAAATCCCTTGGAGAAGTGTTCTTTCTTCTGGGGGATCATGATATTTTTTTCTAGCAGATGGTTATACAACAGGCAATCCCATGTACGCACTGAAGAAAAGATGTCGTTGTAATTACACTTACAGTCATATGCCATCGTGATAATCAACTCAAGGAACTTCATCTTATCATCAAGTTCGTCAACGAGTTTGGTATCGATGATGTTGTAGTCGATGAACCTGTTCCAATCATTCTCATAAAACTCACGGAAAGTTTCAAACCCCGTGTCAAGTTTGTTCTTCCCAAGTTCTACTTCGGCAATGTAGTCGAGTCGGTAGGACTCTTGGAAAGTGTAAGTAAACTTTTTGTACAAATCCATGTAGTCCAGTTGGATCACACCCTTGATATCAATCTTCATGATCTCTCGGTTGTGTCCTCGCACCATACGTTTACGAGTCATGTTGTACGGACTGAGATTGTTCTTGGCATCATTGCCAAACACTCGGTCAATCCTGTTGACTAAGTATGGCATATCAAACTGTTCCATGTTCCATCCAGTAACAATGTCTGGATAATCACTTGCCCACCACTGCATGAATTGTTCTAGCAAATCATATTCATCACTGCAATAGTGATAGGTCACGGGCAGTCCTTCGACTTCTTCTGACACACACTTCCATTCACCAGAACCCCATGTATGGATTTCTTTGGTGGCATTGTCAATGACAGAGATAAGAAGAACCTCTTCGATGGGGTTCTCTACATCTGGGAATCCGTGTTCGGCGGTTGTCTCAATATCGATGGACAAGATTTTCATTTGACTCATGTCAAATTCAATCGCACTTGGATACATTGAAGAAAGGTATTGATAGGTCAGATCGGTCTGACCGTAGATAGGATAGTTTTCGATCTTAGAATAATTATCTAAGAATTCTTTACAGTCAGCATTGTCTCCGAAAGTAATTTCTTTCAGACTTTGACCGTCAATAGATTTAAATTGAGATGGTTCGGCAGACTTTACATAAAGTGTAGGGGCGAAGGGATGACGTTCCGTAAAACGCTTACCATTCCTCACGCCCCTAACTAAAATGGAGTTACCGTATTGCCATGCATAAGTGTAGAAGTTTTGAGACATCAATCATAACCAAAATAATAAATCAAAGTAACATAGTATCACAACAGATGGTTAATGTCAATCCCTATCCTTCAAATTTTGGTGTCCTAGAACTAGTAGAAGTAGCAGTGTGTTGGAACTTTGCTTCGTATTCCAACTTAATATCTGCCTTTGGTTCAAAGACATAATTTATTTGACCGTAGGGGACAAACAAAACCCCTTCACTAGCAGGAGAACAAGGAACAAAGACTATTCTAAATACTCCCTCCCTATTCTTCTCGTCAGATTTATAGTGAATTTCAGCTGGGTTCTGAACCATCCATCGGTTACCCTCTTTATCATCGGAAAGATATCCAATGATATCTTGCGTACAACCCTGAAGTTTAATACCAATACTAACTGGTTTACTAGGAGGTTGTGGGGTTTCCACCACTTCTTCATTCAAATTTGCATCTACAATTTCTTCACTCATAACAATATAGTCTCCATTAAGCTACAGTTTGTAGACCAACAACTGAATAAATCATTACTGCTAGAGTTCCCAAAACAAATACTGTTTCGGTTACCTGTTCACAGAATCGTCCATCACAATCCTTGGCCATTTGGATTAAAGTTTTCATTTTTCCTCTTTGAGAAATTTTGGGTTAGACTTTTTGTTTACTAGGATTTCACGAGCCTTTTTCTCTTCGGGAATAATTTTTTGTAGAGTGATATTCAACATACCATCTACAAAGTCAGCACCAAGTACTTCTACATCTTCCGCTAGTGCGAAAGTGCGAGTGAAGTTTCTTGCGCCAATTCCTTTGTGGAGATATTCTCTCTTGTCTTCTCCACGATCTTGAACACCTTGAACAATGAGTTTGTTGCCGGTGGGGACAACGTGGATATTGAATTCATCTTCAGTAAAACCAGCGCCGGCAATTTCTATGATGAAATTTTCATCATCTACCCGAACGATATTGTAGGGGGGATAATTGTTGGCAACTTCACTACAGGTTACAAGGTTATCAAATACCGAGTCAAAACCAATAGTGAATGGGCGATACTGATCCATAATTTTGTCGATGTCGGCGACACCAAATTTGCGTGTGACCATAATAGTCTCCTTTTCAGCGAGTTTAAATTGCGTATCCCTTACGGCGATACGATAATATATATAAGACTTCTTGCCTTATATAATTATTTTTTCCTACCAATATTGTATTTAGTGACCAGAGTCCAATCGTTTTTCTCCTTGTAAGGCAGAATCTTGATCTGACTCATTGGTGCTAATTTTTCCTCTGCAATAGGACTGCAAAGTTCAATCAGACCCCAATCACTCAACAGTTTGGCAATCGAGTTTCTTCTCATCAAATCATTGTCACTGAGTTCAGCAGACTTACCATCAAGAGCAAAGAGCTCTTTGAAATGGGTGATAAAATACCTACCCTGCTTGTGCAAGATATGACAAGATTGATATAAGACTTTTTCTTTTTTGGATGCAACACCTATTCTAGATAGGGTTTCTCTCACTTTCAAAAAGTCATCATCATTTTTTAATTTTATTTCCACTGGAGTATAATCTGGAAAATTAATAGCAAAAAAATCTTCACTCATTTTAAAGTTACCTTCATAATTATTATTATTGTTTATGAAGATTATTTATAAAATGCTAATTTTTCCCACCCTTATTTAATAGTTTAATAATAGACTGGAGGTCATCATCGGATAATATTCTCAGAGCCTCAATCGCCTTGGTATCAGTGTACCCAAAATATTCTTTCACGATCTCAACATTACTTTCCCGCTCGGGTTTGATCCACTTGTTAAATCGTTTTTTCTTACGAACTATACCGATCAGGAAATCGTACTGCATCTTCTTATCTATGTGTGGTCTAGAATTCATTTCATTTGCCACATGTACAGTATCATTACCATGAGACAGAGACTTGTTTACCAAAAATGGATTATACTGTTTCTCTGACCAATCATCTACAATCAGATTCTCTTTGGTATAAGTAATGCTATTTGTAAAATCAAATGGACTAATAGACTTCTTCTTTGTCTGATAGTCCTCTGGATTGTAAGTTGGTTTGGGTGTTCCTAAATCTTCAAGCATTTTTATCTACAACACTCACTTTGTATTTGACTGATAGTTTCTTTGCAGTGTCTATCCAGTAAGCACGCCACTGTGGATCAATGGTACGTTTACTAGCTTCCAGACAATTTTTTATTCTTTGTATCGCCAACTTTTTACTCATAACTTCACCTTGGAATAATCAAATGCGATGCGATGCAACACTCTATTCTCCATGTTGTCGCACTCCCACCTCTTGTGAATAGTCAACCACTGTTCACTAATAACAACATCACCATCTTGCCAGTGATGATCGTACCTATACTTATCTTGCAATACATGTTCCTTCAACCAATCCATAGTTTCTTCAAACTGAGGTTGTTCATATTCTACTATACCAAATATCTGTAGGAAAGGAAAGTAAAGTCCAGTTTTTCCTGCTTCATTGGTATAGACTAATGGGAATGGTTTATCTGTAGCATGATGTTCAATAAAAAAATCACTTTCAGAATACGAACCAGTTTTATATCCCAAGGTAATATGAAGTTTGTTGATTCTTTTTTTATCTTTGTCGGAAAGGTCTTCATATGCCTGTCGCATGTCAATCCAACTGGTACAACTACCAACAGTATCCTTGACACCATGCAACCAAATAAGTGGAGCACGATCATAACTGCTTGCCTGATTGGCATGCCAGTCAAGAGCAGAGGTGTGACCAAACAACCCAGGCTCGCCGTGTTGATTCTTCTCACCAGTGACCCGAATGATATGATCATTGACTGCAATATGCTCACCACGTTCGCCTGGCTTGTTCTGCAACTGCTGACACTCACCAATCATTTGGCAAAACCTAACCTCATCATCTGGGGTTAGATTCTGATTACGAAAGACAATCACACCGTGATCAAGAACTTCTTCTGCAATTGCATGTGCTACTGATTCGGTTGCTTTTGTTAAATCGTATTTTGCAAATCTCATTTCATATCCACGTTGGCCATAATATCAACAAGACATGCTGTAAGATTAATTTCTTGGTCAGCAACAAATGCCGACTTGTACTGGTAGTCAGCAATCAACAACACCAAGTGAGGAACCTGTACCACTTTGTCCATCAGAGTATCATAGATTTTACGATACAACCCTTGTGGGTCGGTGTCTACATTGTTAGCAACCCACTGGCGCATCTTCTTGAAGTCTTTGTCCTTGAGACTATCACACAATCCCTTCATGTTGACTTCAGCAATGTTACTCAGAATACCTTCATCAATTGCACCAGACTTTGAGTACCGTTGTAGTTCGTTTAGCGTCCTACGATAGTCTGGGAAATATTTCATCAGAAGTTCAGCAAGAACTTTTTCTGAATACTGAATACTTTCTTGATCAAGGATGTCAGAGATACGATTCATGAAGGCAGATGCCATCTGAGGTTTCTCTTCTTTCTTGAGTTTGAATTCTACCACCGTTGTCCGACTATGAAGCGGTTCGATGATTCGATTCTTGAAGTTACATGTAAAAATAAATCGACAGTTCTTGGAGAACTCTTCGATAAAGGCACGCAACGCTGGTTGCGTAGAGTTGGGGTTTAGATAGTCCGCCTCGTCAAGGATAACTACCTTGGTCTTACCGCCGAAACTGACCGTACTTGCAAAGTCCCTAATCTTTGTTCTGAGAACATCAATGCCGGACTCATCCGATCCATTGATAATGATGTAGTCACATTCTAATTCATTACAAAGAGCACGTGCCACTGTGGTCTTGCCTGTACCGGCAGTACCACAGAGCAACATGTTAGGAATTTCTTTCTGGTCAACAAAAGATTGAAATACATCCTTCAGTCTATTTGGGAGAACACACTCCGAAATAGTTTGGGGTCTGTACTTCTCCACCCAGAGAAATTCATTCATCACCGTATCCTTTTTTCAAGAACCTCAATCTGTTGTTGTCGTTTCTCTTCCCACTTCTCTTCGGTGCGATCACCTTTGGGGAAAAACTTGGCACTCTTGAGGTTTTCAAGTGCCACCATACGCCGACCACGAGCGTTCTTACTTCTCCATGCAGAAGCCATAATACTCCTTATCCAATTTTATCCTTTGTACCAAGAGACTCTTCCAGATTGAGTTCTAATTGACTGCCGCCAACTGGACTCTCGTTCATAATGTATTCAAACATCGTAGCTGGATCAGAAACTTCATACGGATCATTTTCAACGTTGTCTCCAAAACCATCTTCAACAAAGGCTTTTTCAACAACACCATCATTCAAAAGTACCGAGTATCTCCATGATCTTTGGCCAAATCCAAGATTATCTTTGTCAACCAACATCCCTATCTCAGAAGTAAACATACCAGAACCATCTGGAATAGGTTTAACTCCATTGATCTGTTGATATCGGAACCACATGTTCATAACAAACGAATCATTTACAGATAAACAATAGATTTCGTCAATACCTTTTGACCTAAACACTTCATAGTTTTCTTCATATCCAGGCAACTGGAAAGCAGAACAAGTTGGAGTAAATGCCCCAGGCAATGCAAAGATAATTACCCTCTTGTCCCTAAACAAATCACCAGAAACTACATCTTGCCATCGATATGGATTAGTACCACCAACGGATTCATCACGAACCCGTGTTTTAAAAACGACATCCATTGGAAATCGCTGTCCTACTTCAATCATTTTAATTCACCTTACTGAGTTTTTGAACTTGGGTCAAGTGCCAACCAATAGGTTCTTTCACTATTGGAAAACATCATTACTGGTTTTGTGCCAATGGTCACATCGTATGTGTCTGGAATGATCTTCAATGATTCAATTGACAACCTAGCATCAAATTCCAAATCACTATCACCAAGAACTGTCGTAAAAGAATTACTCTTGGGGGTATTTGGATCACCAACAGACATTAATACCTGTTGTCCATTGCCAACTACTCGCAAGAATGGAGCAGAGATGGCAGATGCAGCACGATAAATTGTCTGAATATTTTCTTTGGCGATATGAAATGTGTAGAGTGGTTCTACTTCAATCGAGCGATCTGGTGCAGCTTTAATCACAGACGGTTCAGCATAGTAGAATTCAAACTTGCCAGCATTAGTTTGTACCGTGACAGATTCATCTCCAAACTGGAGATCAGCATTCTCATCCATAGTCAACAAAGACAAGAACTGATTCAAATCATAGATGGCAAATTCTTTGGGGAAACTTTCTGTTACCGTGGCACGGCACAAAATGTTCATTGAGTTTGACACAGTAGCAAGAGTTTGTCCCTCACGAACCAAAAGATTCGTATTGATAGAGGCAAAGTTCTTAAATGTGTCGAGGGTTGGTTTGGAAACTTTCATCATAATATACTCCGATCAAACAAATTACATAATAACAAATAAAAAAGGAAAAGTCAAGATCAAATTTCAAAAGGTTTTTCCAAAATTTCATTTTCTGGCAAACTACACTCAATCCCATGCTTCTTGTGATATTCTAGAAGACATGGGAAAGAGGTAATTGGAATTCCGTTAAACGGTTCATCACTGATCAATTCTTTAAACTGCCTTTCATAATCATTGTAGTGTTCTTCATCATCAAAAACCATTGTCCACTTATAAGTCAATCCATCAGATGAAAACGTACTATGGGCCTCAACTCTTTCTTGTTGTCTTAACCAATCATGAAATATCTGTGATGCTTTTTTGTGTTCAACAGTTCTTTCTTCTGATTGTTGATACCATTTTGTACTAAGTGTAGGTCTTTTTAAAACATACTCAAGTTTATACATTTTCCGTAGTATGAGCAATGGTGACGTTATTTGTCGTACAATAATCTAGGAAAGCCTGATCTTGGAATTGGTCTTCAAGACCAGCTGATGTCCAAGCAGAAGTATAATCATCGTATGCATCTTCATTAGCAAACATGATATCACAATAAACGGTATTGCCGTCTGGTTCTGCATCAAACACCACATCAGCTTCGTCTCTACCAGTCAACCAATCTTGAAATGCAGACGCCTTGGTTTCATAGGTTGATCCTAAGAGGTCAGCTGCCCAAAAAGGCCACTCTACACTCTCAGATTGACGGGTAAATGTAATTCTAATTCGATAAGCCATTATTCTCTCCAAAAGTTAAATGGTAATTTACTCTCTTATTTATAACAAAAAAATCGGGGACTGGCGAATTGAGAGAGAGTGAGAGAGGCCGCCAGTCCCCGATCCGCCCTAAGGCGGAACCTTTACTACTGTTCTAAGTCATGAACATGTAGTGCAATTAACGCATAGTGCAGTACTTTTAGCAAGTCTTTACGGTTCTTGCCCTCTTTTTTACCATACCTTTGCGTATATTTGATAATATTACCAAGGCAAAATCCTTCGCCATGTCCAGTATCTATAACAAACTCGGTGGTTTGTACTTTGTTCTGAGCATAGTGTTCATCATATGTACTATCAACATATGCTTGAAGGTCAGCGATCAGCTGACCCTCATTGTATTTGTAATCTTTCTTAGAAGTCATAGTTATCTGCCTCTGGGTTGTCATCATTCTGGTCTTCAGCAGGGGCATCAAGATCAACACCAGCATCAACCTTGGTGTAAAGATCGATGAAGGCAGACTTGGTGTCAGTGTCGAAACGGTTGACACACAACTGAATTGCCTTGAGGCGATCTTTGAACATGGCGTATGCCTTGACAATGTGTTCTAGACGGCGGGTTGAAACCAACTCATCAATGCCACCCTCATAGAAAGTCTTTCGGATCACATCAGCCCACAGTACCAACTTGTCGGCGAATTCATCATCAACGCAGTCAGCGACTTCCATCTTGTTGAGAACAATTTTTTTCTCTTGAGCGGAAGACGGGTATTCCTGTTCAACCGTGATTGCGAATCGTTCGAGGAATGCCTCATCAAGAACCTGAGCACCCATGAACTTACCGTCATCAGAACCACGGCCCTTGGTGTTCGCAGTAGCGATCACATTGAAACCAGAGGCTGGAGTAACAACTTCGCCAGTCTTTTTGTTGAAGTAGGGTTTGCCTTCAAGGATTGCCTGTAGACACATCAACTTGTTTGATCCACGATCAATCTCATCAAGGATCAAGACAGCGCCACGTTTCATGGCAGTCAGCACAGGGCCTTCACGGTAAACTACGTTACCATCAACCAACGTATTGCCACCGATCAGATCATCTTCATCGGTCTCAATCGAAATGTTGACACGGATTGCCTCACGTTTGAGTTTGGCACAAACCTGTTCAACCATCATGGTTTTACCGTTACCCGACAAACCACAAATGAATGTAGGATAGAACATACCAGACTTGACAATGTTCACTAGGTCACGATAGAAACCAAAAGGAACATATGTTTTGTCAGCGGCAGGAACTAGGTTTTCAATTTCCACAGCAAGTTTCGCCTGAGTTAGAACCCTAGAAGCAGCAGCGGCCACTGGTTCGGGTTGGGTTTGAATAACCGCCACTGGTTTGGTTGGTTTGGGCATTGACACAACTTGGCCAACCATCTCGGGGTTAAACTGATTGCGGCCAACCTTGGCCTCTTTGAAAAACCACATCGGGTTTTTGAGACCAGCCTCACGGGCGATATCCATAACTTCAGATTTTGAGAAAATACCCGTCTGGTTGTTAGACTCAGCAAGGGCGGCCATCAGTTGATCTTTCTGTTTAATACTCATAATTTACTCTCTCTATTAACTCAATCACTCAACATACTACTAGCTTACTACATCCCGAAGCAGAAGTCAAGGGGCTTGGCGAAAATAATTGAATTTTCTTTCCCTTTGAAATCAACAACTTACGCAACCATATCAATAAATCGATTGATAAAGTGGCGGGAATTGGTCTTTTTGGACTGAAATTGGCGGAATCCACGCAGAATATCTGACTTCTTTTCGGACTTTACTTCCAATTCAGCATCATCAATTTTGAGATCAGAACCACCTTTGATAAGGAAAGCCTGATCATATCCCCATGCACTATCAAGTGGCAGGTAATCTTTTTTCAACCAAGTACTTTTGTATACGGCATCAAACTCAGCGGTATCCCATTGATACGGATTGAGGGTTACCCAATTGTAAGCATTTTTGACATCGCCACGTTTTTTACTGGTGATCCAGAAGTTTACCATGCGGGAACCCGTAACTTTTTTGAACATGGCAATACCAGCGAGAAGAGACATCTCTTTGCCAATACGGTAACGTGACTGATAAACTGCGGCGGGTTGTTTAACCACAACAGAAGTAGTGCCACGTTTTAGAATGAGTTTAGTGGCGAAAACTGATTTGCGATTTCTCCAGCCATCATCTCTGATATTGTCACCCCAAATTTCATACTCATCAGTGTTACCGCCATCGGAAAGAACAATGGTGTTAAGCACTTCGACACGATTGCGGTCTTTGAATTCTTTGGCAAGATCAGTAGCAATGATCATAGCACCGGCAAGGGGGGTAGAACCCAACGACAAGTGTCGAGGAAGATCGGCATAATTGGCAAGACATCCATTGTGTCGGTTAGAACGCCAACGACTACCATAATTAGCCCAAGTATCAGCGTAAATCAAAAGACTTTCAAATTGTTTTTTGTAGTCACTGGGTGAAGATTCTGAAGTGATTAATTGAATCATACCAGTGCCAGGATTGATGCAAATTTCATTTTCAGAATTTGACTGGCGAACACCTTCTCTCATATCCATACCACAAACAAAACCATATACATCAAATGGGATGCCAACTTTTTTGCAGAAGGAAACTTGTATCAATAACTGTTCAATTGTGCCAGCCATATGTTGAGCCATAGAACCAGACATATCAAGAATCATGAACATGCCGTGGTTTTTGCCAGAAGGCGTGACAGTGTTTGACAAGAACAAGTCTTCGGTCAACTTGTAGGCCCACAACTTATCTTCATTGAGTTTGCCAGTATTGTGAACCTGTGCCTTGCGTAACTCAGACGCCTTGCGCTTCATCTCAAACTGCATGACCAACTGATTGATGGAAGACTTGTTTTTAGATCGAAACGCATCAGACAAACTTTTACGATAGGCTTTTGCCTCATCGGCAGAAACTTCATCATAATAATTTTTTGTTAGTTTGAACTCAAAGTCCCAAGTTTTTGAGACGGGGATTACATGGTGTTTGCGACTGATAAACTTGGGGAAGTAAGCGGTGAAAACTGATTCACTGTCAGACTCCAAGAGGCGACTTTCATTTTGACGGAAACTTCTGTCGGTTTGCGACATGGGTTCGCCATCTTCAACAGGCGATTCACTTGATTGACTTGATTGTGATTCAATCGGTTGATCAGATTCAGACTGTTCGGTGTCAGATTGAGAATCAGATTCGGAATCAGTAGACTCGGCAGATTCGGAACTGTCATCGGACTCTTCGCCAGTGGTCTCACCAGATTGGCCATCGCCCTCGGTGGGATCATCAGTATCTTCGGCGTCATCGGACATTTCCATTGAGGAACCTTGACCCTCGACTTCTTCACTGTCATCTTCGCCAGCGGCAGGAGCAGGCTGTTCCTGTTGCTGATCTTCCATATCTTCCATTGCGCCATTATAAAGATCATTGGCAATGTCAACTACATCAGACCATTCCTCAGCAGAATCAATGCGAGCGAGAAATTCTTTCTCGGAATCGGAAAACTGAACATTGAGGAATGAACCAATCTTGTAATGAAGATTGATACGATCAATCAGAGGCAGGGTGTTGACATCTTTATCAGCAACACCGAAAAAATCTTTGTCGAATAGGAAACGATAACCCTTGTAGAATGATTTAACAAGGCCGGGGTATCGTTGCTTGACTAGTCGTTCGTTGCGAGCGTCTTCAATAACATTTAGGAATGACTTGAAACCAGCACCTTGATCACAAACAGCATCATGCCATCCTTCAGCGGGGGTGACCAAACCGTGGCCAACTTCATGTCCGATCAGAAGATCGTAAACATAGCCGGGCATATCTTTCCAATTGGGAAGAATAATTTTGCGGTTTTTAAGATCGAACGCTGCGGTAGGAACATTAGCATGTTCTATCGCAAGGTCTTCGGTGGCCAACAACTTGGCGAGATAGGACTTGGATTCAATATTCATATAACTCTCACTCTCAAATACATGTATAGTATGACAGCTATCGAGGCAAAAGTCAAGGGGCCCAGCGAAAAAAGATTTCCTTATAAATCAAGGGCTTACAAATTTTTTTCAATTTTTTTCGATCAAATCCGCTCAAAATAGCGAGTTACGGCGAGAATTTTCTCGATTTGTTTGTCAATTATGGCGGTTCTATTGGGCCAGTGAATGTAGTCCTTTTCGGGGTTCTTTTTGAGATTCTGCAACAGGGGCAGGATCAGCAGTTCTACATCCTTCAATTTGCCACTAACATCGGCCTCCAACAGGGCTCGGTGTTCGTTTATCATGCCAGTATTATCGGCAGACAGGATTCTGGATTCCAATTGTTCTAGTTTATCCATGATCGAATCCAAAGACCCCTCGGGCAATGTAGCCTGTACAGGTTCGGATGGGACGGTTGTACTGGTAGGTACGTCATCTACCGCAGTAAAACCAAAATCGAAATCATCTGACATCTATTTCTCCTAGACGGCGAAACTCTCTCCACAACCACAGTGTGCGGTTGCCTTTGGGTTGGAAATTTCTATGCCGCTGTTGATACCCTCTCTCTTAAAATCTATCAAAGACCCAGAGAGGTACAACAAACTTTTTGGATCAATGAAAACTGTTACGCCGTGTTCTTCGACTACAACATCTTCTATAGATTGGTGATCGGCATACTCAATAACGTACTTGAATCCAGTACACCCACTCGGAGTGACACCCACTCTCACACCCAACCCTCTTCCACGTTCTTGTAATTGTTTTCCAATCCAATCAGCGGCTTGTTTGGTGATCTGTATCGTTTCCATGCTTCTCTTGATAGTTTTTTATTGCCGCCTTGATTGCATCTTCGGCAAGTACACTACAATGAATCTTTACAGGCGGGAGTGATAGTTCTTGAGCAATTTCTGTATTGCGGATTTTTCCTGCTTCGTCAAGGGACTTTCCTCTAACCCATTCTGTGAGTAGTGATGAAGAAGCAATAGCACTGCCGCATCCGTAAGTTTTGAATTTAGCGTCTTCAATAATTCCGTCATCCGATACTCGGATTTGCAACCGCATAACGTCTCCACACGCTGGAGCTCCGACCATGCCAGTTCCGACAGTTTCATCATTTTCGTCAAGTTTGCCAACATTCCTTGGGTTCTCGTAGTGATCTAGTACTTTATCTGAATAAGCCATGTCTATATTTATGCAGCACTAGACTTCAACATCTTAATTTTTTTGTTTTGTTTTTTCACCTTTTTCAAAGCCCTATCTAGTTGCAGTTTACCAACTCTTTGCAACATGTTTTGTCCTAACATATGATCATATTCATGCAAAACAACTCTAGCCCAAAGACCATCAAACTCTTCCATAACAATTTCTTGATTTTCATTTTGATATGAGAGTGTACACTTTTCTGGTCTTTTGACTCTCAACATCAATCCAGGCGCACTCAAGCAACCCTCTTCCATCATTACAACAGTGTCACTATGAGAAACTAGTTCTGGATTAAAGAATATCCATTTTTTTGCACCAGCACCCATAGTAAATACCCTAGCATTCAACCCAACCTGATTTGCAGACAATCCGATCCCGCCCAAAGACTGCTGTCTTTTCCAAATCTTATCTCCAAATTCTTCTGCATTTTCCCAATCCACAAACTCATTAGGCGGAACCTTTAGCATGGGGTGGTTAAGGGGAAGTAATTCTAAATCGCTCATGACATCACCGAATAGTTTTGTTTCTTTTCAAATTTAATCTGACTTCTAAATTTATCAAACAGTTGATCACCCTTGTGGCTGATAACAAATACATTTGCTTGATCACCGATAGTATTTAGTAGTTGCATAACATAGTCTGTACCATTATTATCCAAAGAACTGTCAAAAACTTCATCCAGTATCAACAAGTTTGTACTAGCACTGTTCTTCATCTTGGCAATTGTTCTCCATGTGAACAAAAGAGCCAAGTCAATACGTTGTTTCTCACCCTCGCTGAAGGATGCGTAACTAAATTTATCTCGGTGTCTAGATTTGATTGTCTCATTAAACTTCTCATCAAGTTCAAAGTGTACAAAGAAATCCATCGACTGCAAATACTTATTAACCAGTTTATTGATAGCCGGTAAGTACTGTTTGATAATTCTAGTTTTAATACCAGTGTCTTTCAATAGATGTGAAACAGCCAAATTATAATGTTGTTCTTCATTCTTGGCAGAACGCAACTCATTCTTGGATATAACTTCCTTAGCCATCACTCTTAGTTTCTTTTTTTCGTCACTAATATCAGTAGAATTTGTTTCCGCATCAGATAACATATCTTTTAATTTTTGTTTGTATCTTTCTTGTCCGATGATGTCAGATTGTACAGAAGATATTTTATCGGATATATTTTGCCACTTCAATAATGTACTAGCAACATCATCATATTCCTTCTCCAATCCCTTTAAAGATTTTTCCAGAGAAGATATTTCTTCTGATTTAGTATTTGACATATCATGTTTGAAGTCTTCGCAAATCTCCTGTTTACATGTAGGACAATCACTGTTCTCTTCGTAAAACTTTAACTCTTTTTCTGCTCTTTTAATATTGGTTGAGAATTTTTCTCTGAAGGAATCGAGTTCTCTTTTTCGTTTCTCAGGTTCACCCAAGTCTGACTTCTCAGCCTCATATTTCTGAAGTTGTTGTTCATTATTCTCAATTGATGTTGTCGTCTCATTTATAGACTCCTTAATATTGTCAATCTTGGTTGCTTTATCTTTCTCCAAAGTATCAATATAATTTTTCTGAACTTTGGTTTTGTGTTTAGCAAGTTCTACTTCAGATTCTATTGTGCGAATATCTTCTTTTAGAATGTTCATCTTTTCTTTTAACAAAACATTCATAGTAGTAAAAATTTGTATGTCGAGAATGTCTTCAATGATCTCTCGTCTAGATGCAAGAGGCAGCTGCATGAAGGGGGTGAAAGAGGCACTACCCAAAATAACAATCTGAGTAAATGACTTGTAGTTTAACTTGAGAATACTTTCTTCAAGATACTTTTGGGTGTCTCTGAGTGCCGCATCTTGGTCTAGAAACTTATCGTTGCAGTATATCTCAAAGACATTTGGTTTCATTCCACGAATTACTTTATACTGTTTTTTTCCAACAGAGAATTCAATTTCAACCAACATCTTTTTACTGTTAATTGAGTTTACAAGTTGTGGCTTGTTAATACTTCTAAATGGTTTGTTGAATAATACAAAACACAAAGCATCAAGACAGGTAGACTTACCACTGCCGTTCTCACCCACAATAAGTGTCGTGGGGTTGCGGGTAAAATCTATCTCAGTAAAATTATTGCCAGTGGAAAGAAAGTTTTTCCACCGCAATTTTTGAAATATAATCATAAAATAGTCTTTAGTCGGGGAACAATTACTTGTTCAGCATATATGTCATGTTGTTCTGGGGTGGGGTGTGAGGGAGAATTTCTATCTCTTTCTCTACCAAAGGCAAGTTGTTCCTTAAAAGGTAAATCGGTGTTATCAAAACACCATTCAAACTCACCACTCGGTATGAAAGAATCCCAATCAATAAGTTTTACTAACCAATTTACTTCTGGATGTTCCCAAGAACTTTTAACAAAGGCATCATCAATGTATTTTGCAAAAAAGTACTTGATGTTATTTCTCTTTAAGAATTCTTGGAGGGTCAAAATACTTTTCATGGTATTAACAACACGAGAAACATCGGTAAGAAAAAACTCCTCCAACATAATACGGCCAAGATCGACATACCTTCTTGTATATTCTGGGTATAAATTTGAATTTGGATCATCTAGGTTTTGTGATATCCACCCAACATTTGTGGGAGAAAAGGGAACCCAGTGTCCGTCTGATCCCTCTACAAATTTTACTACAGAAGGAACTGCTTTTCCTTGTGGCAAAATATCATCTCTATGATCTTCTCTGTAATATTCTGCTCTGTCTGCATGAGACCACATGACTCCTACAACAATTTCATCCGCACCAATGCCAGACTCTATCATACGTTGAAGAACATGGAGAACATTCATCAATATTAGATTGTTGCCTATCGCCGGTATCCCAGTGTTCATTCCTACCATGTTCATCTTTGAACACACGGACTCTGGCCATGAAACGTTTAACATGTTTGAAGTAAATGAACATCCACCAGCAACAAAGTATTTTTGTTCTGGGGATTTGTTTGGAATTTTTACATACTGAATTTTCATTGTCTATTCCATATGTTGTGCTTCAACATAGAGTGTTTGCACAACCGATGTAAGTTTTTCTCTGTCCAAGTCGGTAACAGTATTGCTAATGTAGTCCCTAAGTAATGTCATTGTATCATCTATAGCAAGTTCTACATCATCGCCAACCGCATCATCTTCAAACTCAGAGAAGTCTTCTACGATTTTTAATTCTACACAGTTGCAAGTATACAAAGAATCAACTAGTTTGTCAAACTTTAGGAAGTTCTCTTTCTTTACCACAATAAGCTTAACGCAAGAGCCGACAAGACCAGAAAGATCAAAAGAGCTGTCTCCGTCCATATCGTTATAGAAGAGTTTGTGAAACATTCTGTAGGGATTTTTGATAAAATCCAGTTCGTTCGATTCCGTATCGTAGATGTGAAATCCTCTGTCATCATCGAAATCAGACCATGTAATCTCATAAGGATTGCCAAGATAAGTAATGTTATCCCTAGAAGAACGATGATGGAAATGCCCGCTGCAAACCAAATCAAAATGATCAAAGGCATCAGTATCCATTCCGTGAGGGTTTGGTACACCTTTGTACATTTGGAACCCAGTAAACTCAAAATGCCCAAAACATACTTTGGCATCCGTTGACTTAACAGCATCCATTGTAGTTGTATAATTGTCACTACATATCCAAGGGACGAATAAAATTTTTCTTTCATCTAACGTTATCTCCGTAACTTCTGGGTAGACATGGATATTGTCATACTCCTTCAACAACAATTCCAAAGAGTTTACGTCATTGGTATTTTTATAATATGTGTCATGATTGCCTGGAATCATGTGCAAAGTCATACCAAGGCGTTGTGCCTGCCCAAAAAAATACTCCTTGCATGATTTGAGTGTGTTGAAGTTTACAAACTTCCTTCTATCAAACGCATCACCCAAATGTACAATAGTATCTATATTGTTTTCTTGTAAATATGGAAAAAAATACTCATCATAGAATTTCTTAAAATACGCATCAAACGCAAGACTGTCTGATCTAGCACCAAAGTGCGTATCAGTAATTAGTGCAACCTTCATGCAATAGCCTTATTCATCATGTGTGCAAACATGTCATAGTATCCACCCTTTGATAGTAGCACACTCTCATAGTTTCTTCTGTATTCAGAAAGTTTATCTGCCATAACAGACGGGTTCTTTAGTTCGATAACCTTTTCTCTAAAATCTTCAAAGTCCTGCACCCTTTGCCAGTCATCAATATTATATGTATTATTCTCATCATAGTTCTGGTAAACAAAAGGAATCATACCAATCGCCAGGGCCTCAACATACCTTGAAGTAGTGGCGGTAGGGTCTTTCCAGTTGAAACAAAGTGTTGATCGGCATGGTTCTAGTTTTGGGTACAACTGATTCCAATTTTTAATCCACGCAGACTGTCTTTTCATTCCAGAGGGAAACCCACCTATCAAAACAGTAGAGATGTCTGGGTCTCTGTAAATCTTTCGCAATACTTTGCCACGATCACACCCGTCTTTCATTCGACCCCAATAACCAAAGTCGTGGTTATGTGTTCGTCCAAACATTTCAGATATTGCATTTTCAAATCTATCACGAATAAAATGATACTTCATTCCGTGGATGTTGCCTGGAAAATCAATTTCATCTATGACAACAAATTTTTTGACGTTTGGCAGAAAACTCCTATAAAGTTCTTCGGTGTCACCTCTGTCACTTCTCCAAATGATCACTGTTTTACCATCAAAGAAAGGTGCAATCTTTTCAATATGGGACTGAGACTTTGCCAAGTCTTTGGGGTTCATTTGTAACTCACCATGATATCTAAACTCACTATCACTAGGAATTACAATTACATCTGCCCACTCAATAGACTCTGGTGTACGGACTGGTCGAGTATGGTCAAAAGAAATATTGTATGTGCCATACTCATGTTGTGGATTATTTCTCATCCACTGTACATAGTTCTCCAAGAAACTATCCAACACAGTTTCCAGTGGGCCATTGTACTTTACATTAGATCGCAATCTGGCACAAGCAATTTTCATGATAACTTCACTCGGTCTCGCAAACTAGTGGAAGAAAAAGAGTGTTTCCTATTGGTGAATACAACAGGTATGTTTAATTCGTCACCAGTAAATCTTTTGTCCCTATAATCTTCACCGACAAACCGTACATCAATTTTTTTAGTGACAAGAATATCCATCAGGCATGTCTCACTTGAGTACGGAATAATTTCATCCACATACTTCAACCCGTCCAGTTGTATAAATCGTTCGTATACAGACTGCACCGGCGAGTTCTTACCTTTTCTGTCTAAGCTGGGGTCAATCTGCAAACCAACAATCAAGTAATCACATTTGCTTGATGCCTCTTCCAGCATCACAACATGTCCAGCGTGCAACAAATCAAATGCACCACAAGTAAATCCAACTATCATCGTATAATATCTATCTTATCAATCGTGTCACGGTTCCATACCTCCAACTCTTTTCTTATTCTACCATCAGAATGGAGGTTGTTGTATCTCTTGGTGGCCAGTTTCTTCCACCACTTAATAATTTCTGGCAGTTCAAATCTATCAAAGTTTTCTGCCTTTGTCAATGTGTCTGTTTTTCCAAGTAACACATCTTTCACGTTGGAGTATCCATACTCTGACATGTAAAACCGTTTGTTTGTTGTTACATCAGTGGATGATTTGATAGTGTCGGTAAATCTTTTGTACTCTTCGGCATCATGTTCCTTGAGAGATGCCTTAACAATCCCAACCATCTTGGTTTGATACTTTAGTTTGCGACTAGATGCACCCTTGTGAATCAAAGGTTCTCCGCCGTTTCTTTCCTCAAACCAATCTCTTAGGTGAAAGTATATATCTTCACCCATAGTCAACAAAAATGATGACATGGTGTCACCCTTGTATCTTAGATAAGGGCGCATACCATCATACATAGATGCACCCTTTATGTTGCCATAAAGAGATGTCGTCTCAAACAAACAAAACTCCGTGTCATACTTCTTGTTCAACATCCTGCGAACATCATGGGAACAACAGATTGCAGCCATGAGTTTACCCCCAAGATAGTTGAAACCAAAAGGTTGAACGGGCACAATGTTGAACCCCATGATTGCACGTTGGTTGAAAATTCCCAGATCGGGAACACCGCCGAGGTAGTCGTTTCTGGGTTTTGAGTTGATGAGGGGGGAACCCATCTTAATAAACCCAACGGCTTTATTGGTGTTTGTTTCTTTGACAATCAGTTTAAGAGTTTTACCTGGCGCCTCATCGGGGGAAAACGAAGCGGTCATCTCCAACATCTGATCAAAGATTTCATTGTTCATTTGAACAACTTCAAAGTCCAAGTCCTCAGGCGGTGTGTCCCATAACTGAAACATATCGTCTTCAACACTCATACCAAACAGGGGCGGAGGCAAAGCCTTCACCCGTTCAATTTTTCTTGCACGAAAGTAATCGTCTATCCTTCCAAACTTGGAAAAATAATCAATAATTAGCTTGCTCGCATACAGCGAGTCTTCTTTGGATAGAATCATACAGCAGTCATGAATTGTGGAATAGGTCTATTAGTCCACTTAGAGAAGTGTGCTTTGTATTTGCGATAGTAAGCTTGATATGCTTCAACAAAGTCATCACATTTTACATCATCTGGCATTGCTTGTGGTATCTCGGTCATTGGCCCGTCTGGAATATTTCTTGGTACTGACTTGAGTACATCACCGAGTTTTGTCCAACATGCATGTTGTTTACCATAACGATGTGTATATTCTTTTGCAAGTGATTCCCACAACCCATACAACCAGATATAGTTTGCCACGGTGGTTCTTGTCCAGATGGCAGTAGGATGATTGATGTGAGATGCTTTATACAATGTGTTTTCCATCATATCATCTGGATGTTTCCATCGCTTGATGTTTCTACCATTAGCAGTTTTGCCAAGATAGATAGTACCATCTAACACACGATGTGCAGTAGACAACAGTTGTGGATATTCAATGTTCATTTTCACAACGTGTTTGTCGTTGTGAAGTTTTGCAGCTACAGTGTAGTTGCGGTCAAGTCCAAATGCATTCATAATATATACCCCCTAGTATTTGTATCATTATACATATGTTGAGAGCAGATGTCAAGAGTCTTTTAAAGCGTTAATTTTTTCTTTAGCTAAGTCCATTGCTTCCTTGTCATTGAAGTATTTTGGTCTGCGTTTCGGAACATTCTTAGATTGATCGGCAAATTTCTCGTTCATCTTATCAGACTCTTCAATTTGTTTCTTCATATATTCAAGAAATTCATTTGATCCACCGTCCTCTCCGAGTTCATCTAGAATACCATGCAAATCGAGACTCTGAATGTATCGATATTTTGTATCTAGTTGTTTCTTTTCTTTTTGAATACGCCGAAGAAAAGCATAATAAGTGATCTGTGTAAAATACGCAAAGGGGTTCTTGGATTTTTCTGGGTCGAAGTTATGAATATATGTGATACAATTTTCAATACCATCAAGGATCATTTCTTCTCGGAAGGTGTAGTTTACAAAGTTAGATTTGTAAGCCAAGTGATTTGCAATCTTAACGAAACACTCACCGATGTAATTTGACACTCTCGGTTTAGGTTCGCCTTTCTTTTCGGCTTCATTTACTTGTTCTCTGTATTCTATCATTGCCGCCAAAAACTCTTTGTTGTTGACGTAATGTCTGTTCTCAGTTTTTTTGCTCATAATAAAAGTCCTTTAATACTTTATAACACAAGTATAATTTATTTTATAATAAATGTCAATAGTGTTTTGAAAGCCCTTGACAGGTGCTCAAAAAATCATTATAATTAGGATGTGCCATTAAGGGATATTAAGCCTTAATGAATTTGATCATTTCCTTTATCTTTTAAAGAATTCATAAATTCTTCTATGGACAAACCGTCTTCAAATTCTGGTTCAAAGTCGTCCATGGCGTCCATAAAATCCAACCCTTCTTTTTTGTCTTCCATATACCCCTCGGTCATCTTGTAGAATCCCTCTTCATAATGCTGACTGAGCGGCGAAATAGAAATAATTTTATCTTGTTTAATAGAATAAAATTCGGAGTCGGTGAAAGCAATCCAAGGGCGCAAAGACAAAGCTTCATGTGTGGAGTTAATTTTTACTCTAGTAACTTCTAGAGGTATGGTTGTTTCTAGATGTGTTTCTGATTCAGATACAATACCAGCAATAAGCTGCATGCCGTTATCTAAACAAATAATACTAGGTTTGCATTTTACCATTAGAGTCTATCCTTATAACTTTGTATTCAAAATTTTCTTCATTGTATAATTTAATTCTTTCAAGGACATGATTTAAAGTATAGTTCTTTTTTGACTTCCATGATAAATCATCACCAACATCAAACAAGTTACAACTTGACTTGTCGTTCCCCTTTCTCAACCCCCTACCAATAGACTGCAAGTTTCTAATCCTGCTTTTACTTGGAGAGGCAAACACTACATTGTGTAGGTTTCTAATATTTATACCAGTAGAAAATGTACCATATGAGGCTACAATTATAGTGTCTTTTGATTGTTCCGTCAACTCACGAATCTTCTCCCTTTGTTCCGTCTCAGTGCCTCCGAAAACAAAGTACACCGATTTATCAGTCATTCCTTTTATCATCTTGTATAAGACATCGCCGTGTTTCTCTACATACTGATATAAAACCAACGTATTGCCCTTCTGAGAGGTCGCCAGCTTCGCCAGGATGTCATTGCGTTCTGGGTTAGATACTAGGAAGTCCATTTCCTCTTGATAAGACATTTTGGATACAAGTTTTCTTTGTTCATCTGGGTATCCAATTATCATACAGATGATTTTAAGTTCTGCTAGTTCCTTTTTGTCCATCAATTTTTTGGTTGAGGTCACCTTGAATACTGGCCCAAACACACCCTCTAAGACAAGTTTGTGTGTCTTTGTGCCGTCTAGCGTACCAGTAGTACCTATTCGGAAA